TGTTATATCTACCCGGATAAGTTCCCGACAATGCTTGTAGGTCATTGCCAACTCATGTACCGTCAATAGTTTACTCACTTGACTTCTGTTAGGCCGACTCACGCTTGTAGCGTTTTGGTCTGCGCCTGACTGACTTTCTCTTTGACTTTGGAGTGCTGATACCATGCTTAATTAGGTTATCTGCCTCAGCCTCCCAATTGCAATCCACCATCTCGGTACGAAGTAGATGCTTGTCAATTATTACTTTGTTGCCCATGGCCTTGCCGTTTATTTTGTAAACGACACGTGCACGGGTGTACTCACAAATTGCCTGTTCATAAGGTCGTAGGTGAGCGAGTTGGATGTCGCAATTGACAAAGTAATGTTCCAACTCTTCCACGATTCTGCCCAAACGCACTCGTTCATATTTTTGTTCGACTTCTGTTGGACTACAGCCGGAATTAACCAACAACTGTAACAGCGTTATGCTGTCCAGTGTTTGTGGTATGATACCGTCGCATGTAGCAAACTGATCGACCAGTATTGCGCGAGCTTTTGGGGCAGGGTCAAATGGGATTCTTGTTTTGAGGGCTTCGACCGCCCTCGATTTCGATAGTACTGCGTTTACTTCTGGAACTGGCTTGTAATTGATGTTTACAGGCTTAGTTATTCTGACTGAAATACCATCGTTAGTCCTACCTGTTCTACCTCTTCTCTGGATGGCGCCTGCCTCGTCATTCGGCACGCGTGTGATGCGACCTCCGTCGTTCACTATCCTGTCACCAGTGTCGATTACAAGATCACAGCCGGGTATAGTGATGGAAGATTCCACGACTGATGTTGCCACTATGTGGGTGTTGTCGGGTATTTCACGATCACCGGACCATACTAACTTGGCAGCGATACCGGTTGCGGCCAAGTTGGCTATGATTTTCAGACATCGTTTCTTTGAAGGCTCCACTATCAGAAATCTCTTACTGCGAGGGATGTGATGTGCTATCGCGTCCTCTAGTGACTCACTTTCAAGGTCCATGATCTTCCATCTAGGTATGACGTTCACCATAACACACTTGAAGCCGGCGCATGTTGTTGCAGCAGGCGTAGCTGTCATAGCAATGCACCTGTTGTGGGGTAAGAATGTTCGCCTTAACTGGTACCAATCGGAGCTTTCTTCATGTGCCTCATCGAACACAAATAGGGTGTCTTCGTCCCACCAAACGGCGTCGTTGGCCGCACAGTGGTTTAAATAGCCATATGTGCATGTCACGAGGGGGCCCAACTTTTTGTTGTGCCTGGTTTTGAAGATGGCCCCTGATGTGGCCGCCCACTGTTCACAAACGATAATTCTCGGCATCGCTACCACGACCATAGATGGTTTAAGAATAGGGTCTTGTAACAACAACCCCGGGGTGTATTTGGTCTTACCGGTGCCTGTGTGTGACACGAGCACGGGTGTGCTGCCATCAATCATCACTTGTTTACATTCTTCTATCGCCGCTTGCCAAGGATACAGATTGTCTTGGTTGCCCAAGTCTCCGTTGGCAACCAATGAAGTGTTGTTTGTTTTAGCCAAGATCTTTGTCATTTCAACGACCAACCTTCCGACTTTATGAATGGGGATGAAACCCAAGAATCGGAATTTTGGGATGGTGTTCATGATTAAGCCAGCGGCTCGCTTGTGGTATGCGAACGGGTCCTTTGGGACCAAAGCATCAATGACAGGGGAATTACAACCAGCAGCAATGTAATGCGTGTAACCTAGTGCACCAAACAGCCGCCGACTGGTGTATGTGTGCAGATTGAACAATTCAACAAACACATTACCCAGTGGTAGCCTTGACGCCAGGTGAACCAACTTGTTGGTTTTCATGTATACACCGGTGTAGAGGAGCATCATCCAGGTTGCGTGAGCGTAATTACGTTCAAATAAGGCGCCCTGGGTGGGCAAACTCGCTCCAACCGTTTTCTGCCAGAAGGGCACGTTGCAGAATTGGGAATAAGGGCTGTTTCGTAACACCATTAACAGCTCATTGTTAGTTGGGGGCTCCCCATGCTTTGCAACATAGTTGTGCCAAGCATGGGATTCAAAGATCCCTGTGTACAGCTCAGAAATCCTGTACGCGTTGGCACCATCTTCGGGCACAACCAAATGACTTGGAATCACATCACTGACTAGTTGTAAGGCTTTGCAAATGGTTAGGAAAGACCTTTCAGTCTTTGTCAATAGACTGATTTGCATCTGGACACAGTGCACCCCGTTGAAATCTTCGGGAGTTAATGGTTTGTACCATTTCTTCAATACCGTCAAATACGGGGTGACCTTATATTTCTTCTTAAACCATTTTTGTGTTGTGAGGGATGTTGGCAGCCTTGAAATCACTTCATCGAAATATTCTACGACCATAGTGTGTATGTCCTCCTGATGCGCTGTCAAATTCGCATAACCCATAGCCTTTTCCAGACGATACAACTCGTGGCGCACGCCTTTGTGCCTCACCATCTCAGCCTTCTCACTGGCAAGCCTCATCAACATCTGGTTGCGCTCGTTCATTATGGCGTATTTGGGCATAGATATCCCGGCGCGCTCGAAGTCATGTCGGAATAGCTGTGCATCGTGTGGAGTTCTCCCCAAGAATGTTTGTGATAAAATGTCAGTACCTTTGGCCTCAAATCTCATTTGAATGCCGAGGTCCTCATTGGCAATGTCCACCATCTTCTGCACCATGGCTGGTGGGCTGTTGGTGCCCAACAAGTCATCGTCACCGAAGTTGTGCAACCCAACAGTGTCAAAGAAATTGTCGTATGGAGTTCCTGTTGCCTTGCAGTAACAGTACATCACTATGACAGCCAATCCTTTGGTGTTGTTGAAAGTCACATTAGAATCTCCAGTTGACCCGCCCCTGGTTTTGTGTAAAACTCCACCCGGGACCATGTCAGACTTGATGGCCCAATCGCCTTTATCTCTTGCCCACTTCTTAACGGAGGTGATCAACGGATCGTTACCTATGAGTTTGTCCACGTCATCGTCTATGAGGTTTAACACATAACTGTACTTTGTTTGTTCCATAGCGCAATCAATGTGCTTGTAAATGGCCTCTCTGGCGGGGTGGTTTTGAAACCCTTTCTTCCGCAATTCTGCGACGACTTTCAAAACTCCATCCGACAAGTTCGCATCCATAGCAGTAACGTCCAGTGAGTAAGCGTAATCGAAACGCTCCAGATCAGCGAAGACGTGGTTTAGGTGCGACCCGATGAGGGGCATGCCCACTTTTTCATTGGTCCCAAAGTAATCGTGCCGATTGTTTAAGTCATAGTTCATCACGCCCTGTTGAACGTTGTTGAACCCAGCAGTCGCCACAATTGACCTCATTTTTGCTGGATTATTTGCTATCTTATTCCTTTCTACAACTTGGCTCTTTGGAAAGGCATGGGCAATGGCGGGGTACCATTCTCCAGTTTTGTAGGGCAACAACGCGACTTTGGCTAAAGGATGTAGCCACCCCTGCTTTCTCAAATCCGCCCGCTTGTTGATGCCTGACCCAGCGTAGGTGAATGGTAAACCAGCACTGTACTTCTTGTACGACAAAAATTTCTTGGTCAGTGTGACTGGGTCAGCGAGGGTGGCATCGGAGAGCATGTCTGGGTATTTATTGAATATTGCTGTGGCGATCCCATTGATATCATCCGTAGTCATAGAATCATAAAATCCGTCCTTGTTGTACCGTGCCAATGATTCCAACATGACCTGCCGACACGCAAGGGTTGACGCGTCAATACCTTTTTGAAACGCATCCGGCATCTTCTCTTTCAAGTAGGTATCAACATATGGGCTACGATTGACCCGCCTCCGATATTCAGTCGGGCTCAAAATCTTACTTTTATCATGTTGGGCGAAATTCAAATGTTTGATGTAATGTGACATAGTTGATTCGAAATCAGCTTTAACAAACACAGGGTTTGCGTGAATCTGGGTTTTGAGTTCTTCCGATCGAATCTTACTCAGCTTTGTATGCACGGGTGCCCACAGCTTCTTGGGGCGTTCGCGGTCCCCTCTGGTGAAGACGTCGCAGACCTTATAGTAAGCAGTCGCCACCGCTGATGTCACTGGGTTGCCATCAGCGTTCTTCATCAAACTTTTGGTCACACAATCCAATCGGTAAAGGAAACCTTTCGAATTCATCGTCATGTCCGACACAACCTCTTCAATTCGTTTCCCTTCTGGATACATATCGCTCACGACCGGAGCCAGGTCGACCACGTTATTATTCACAGTAACCCCATCTTGCGTGATACCAATGCTGTCGGTTACGGACGCGTCAGACAAACCGTCCACTAGATCTTTGGCGCTCCAATTATCAATTCTGAACATGCAGATGTTTGCTGAAGTGACGGCATCAAATAGCACCACCTCTCTCAAGCATTTAAAAGAGGTTTGCTTGCGCACGCTATTGAACATGAAGAATACATCCGCAATATAGATTTTGGCCGGCACTTGTGCGATCGCAACTTCCTCAGCTCCATAGATGCTGAGGTCCATGCAATCCGCATGCAATATCGGGACGGTGTAGGCTAACAGTCCAGCTGGCCCAGGATTCAATCCATGCGTTGATACTGCAACGACTCCATGATGTTCCGCCTCCCTGCACACTGACAACAGTTTGCTTAGGCCTTGCGCTGCGTGCGAGCTGTAGGACGAATTCATAGAAACCCAGATGACTCCGTTTCTTGTGGGACAGTTCAGGCGATTGCATGCTAGTTCGCGCCCAGAGCAGTTTAGGATGATCTGGTTGTGATACCCCCCATCGCCATTGGTGAGCACAACGTAATCATCGAATTTTGCAGCAATGGACAACACTTCGTCCGATATGGGGCGTTCACATGATGTAGCGATGACGGCAATTTTGCCCGTCAACGTCAAAAGTAGTGGGTTTGACCTCATCTCCTCCATTAATTCGATCTGACTGGCGGTCAATTTAGATGACATCCCTTCGTCAGTGATGTTGTGCAAGTGCTTGTGCGATTCATACGATCGTCCGGTTGTGTAGTCCGGGCGATTCCAACCGGTGCACGGCTGGAGGTAGTGGCGCACGCTAGGACCGACTTTTAAGCGCATCATCTGTAAAGTCGTAGGTTTCAGCGATGCGTCATAAGGTTCTACTAAAGGGTAATCGTCTCCTTTGGTAACAACAATGGGCCCGTCAAAAATCGTCCAAATGGATGTCACCATTCCCCAGATCGGCCGTAGTTCCACGTGTTTCAATGAGTGGCTGGCAAATGCGATTCTCGGCAACATGCGGAGTGACAACTGCTCCAACCTTTTGCTCTTCAGTACGGCGCCAGCGGCTGAAACAACAACAAAACACCCGCCCATTGATGCCATAATTCCAAAGGAATAAACGGTCAGGCAAGTGAAAGCGCTCATGATTACGGCCAGGTTCGAAGCCGGAGCGTCAACTGTTTCCTTGGCGTAATGCCAAAGTGTGTACAATGTATTAGTTTGGCAATTGTTCCAGGGCCCGTAAAAGTGCCCTTCCATACCAAGCAGGTCGCTGCACAGGGATTCCCACTTTTCCAGATGGATAGGCACTTCAATGAATCGTTGCCCTCTTGATCTCGCAAGCGGCCTGCGCTCGACTCCAACACACATGTCGTCCCTTTGAGTGATGCCTATTGTTTCGTAGGTTGCCCCGTTCAAGTATGCGACGTGGCGGCAATAAAACAAATCGTCGAACAAATCAGAATTCATCACGTCCATCGCTATGTAGATCCGGTCTTTGCGCAAGTCCTCAACGGCGAGGTTATCAAATCCACTAGCGATGAAATCGAAAGACAAAGCTGCAACACTTACACCTGTTAGTAATTTGTCATAAATGACTGAACAGAATTTCAGAATCAATATCGCGGGTAACCAGCCACAGCTTGTGGCACCCATGATTGTACGGATAGCCATGACGTTGACCGAACATTCGTGCTGTAGCTTAGCCAATTGGATGGGCGCATCCTTGATTATCGTGAACCAACCCTTCTCACGAGCGTAGGTCAAGATCCTGTTCTTTATGCAGGCGGATGCTATTGACCCGGTGATGGAAATGGCCCCTTGTGATATGATTGACATGCTAATCAGACCACTAATTCCGTCTAAAACACGGGCATCCATCAATGACTTGCTCGCTAGGCACAGCAAAGTAAACATTGTCTTGGACGCCATCCAGGCGGTTGAAGCCATTGCCATCATTACTATGACCAGCTTAAATGGGTTTTCGACCAGTTGGAAGTGGTCAGAGAATGTGTGCATTTTGGTCTGCCAATCCATGGCATGAAAACTCAACAACCACCAATGGGCCATGTACTTCGTGAAGTACAGTTGATGACCCACATCATCATTGTGGGCTCGGTCGATACTATCGTCGATGGCCACTGATCCGCATCCACAAGCACGGGCGGTCCTGTCAACTCCTGCACCCCCGTGATGGACTATGGTTTCGTAATCCGGAAATATATCGTTGTGGTCCACACGATCATCATACTGATATCGCGAAGACGGCCTCGTTGACCAAGTTGTGCTAGGGTCGTAATGGTCTGGTTCAGGAAGAGACGACGAACCCAGCGCAATGAGGGTCTTTCTAAACCCCTTGTTCTTCGATTGCCTAATCAGTGTCAAACCATCTGCTGATCGTCCAGCGCACCATGGCATGCTTTCCACGTCAATGTCAAACCTGTGACAGTCAATCATTTTATTGATGAAAGGTATAGACGTCAGTTGCATTGGTGATCGCAACCGTCTGTGTGCTGAGCAATTGTATGTGATCGACCCGTTGATATACGTTCCTGCATGTCCATGATAAGTGACGCTCCCGTCTTTAACAGATTGTAGACCAGCTACCATACTTTTAAATAATTTGGCAACGGGCAACAACAATTGTCTTTGTTCGACTGCCAGCAATAACGAACTACCTTCAATGCCGGGCGTTGTGTCTTGAATGGTGCAGTTTGCACCAATGGATTTCAGTTGGTTGGCGTACATGGTTGGCGCAAGCTTGTCACCACGTGTTCCCATCAATAAAAATTTATAGACGGGTTTGCCTGGCTTCAGCGCCATCTGCATTACAAACAATGTCCACAAAAATGCGACCATCAAGGGTGTTGATGCATAACCGTAGGCAACGGTTGCGAACCACATTAGGCACACGACCAAGGTTGTCATCATATAGCCATTGGGAGGGCTATAGCCAATGAGCGTGGTTGATTTGATCTGGATTAATTTACCATCGATATCAACCCAACCAGCTGCTAGTCCCATCACCACTTCATTAGCCGGAATCCCATTGGCGTTGAGTCTGGCATGTAGATGGTTGCAAACAATGCTTAGCGAGACTTTGTGTTTGCCTACCCCCCTGTTGCGCAAATTCTGTGCCCATTCTATGGCGTTGACGTTCGGCCCGACATCTTCGGGGTGAATACACCTGTAACACCTACCGTCGGTTGGGCTAGATTTGAGCCCCCAAGTCTTTGAGGCCTCGTACAATTCTGGGTACTGCAAGAATAGCCTGGCGAGAAGTAGGAAGGGGAGTGCCACTGTTGTGGCGGCAGCCAAGGCTATTGTGGTTAAAACCGGGGTGGAGAATTGTCCACCAATTCTTGTGTTAGGCTGCAATTGATACACGGCGTTGCCCACCGTAATTTGGCCCCGCCTCAGCTCAGTCATGACGTCGAGCGTGTCCCGGCCGTATTCGGAATGCTCGATATGAACCATGTTCTTTGAGTAGCTAACCAACACACGTCCGGGTAGCAAGGGCCAATTGATTGTACGTTCCAAGAAATAAGACAGTAGCGGGTGACGTCCCACGTCGATTCTGACCAATCTTCTGTAACAGTGACCACCTCTGCGCATCAAGTACCATTCATGCATGTATTCCAGAACTAAAGGCATAATAGGGACGGCTACTATGACTGTTGTGAGTACAATGGTCATCGTATGGGCCGCCCTAGTGTTGTCATTCACCCATCGTACAAGTTTAGTGGGTCGGCGACGAACTAACTGATTACTCATAGCACCAATAAGGGTGGCACTATCAACCTGAATTGTCCTGCCACTGACAACGATGTAACCCTCACTTAACATTTGCCTAGCTTGGCTTGCGGTGTACATGGGTTTTTCCCTAGTGACGTGGATCACGCCATTGTTCATTCGGAAGCTAACTTCCCCAGGAACTAAGGGGAGGCCGTCAGATAGTTCCAGAAATGTGCCCAGAGGAATCTCCCCACGCATGTCAATGTTGACGATCAACTTGTAACAATGGCCGTACCAATCCGGCCTAAGTCTCTCAACAGTACGGTTGGTGGTTGCGAAGAACGAACCAGTCGCAAATCCTATCACCGCGGCGCCGACTATCGTTGGGGCCCAGCTGCCAAGCTCGTTGTAAGCCTGGGTGAGTACTTCGGCCATGTCGTCCTCAGAATCGGAGAGCTCCGTTTGTCCCACTATTCGGCGCTCGCCACCAATGGATAAATGCCTAGGGTGCATTACCTTTAGGCCGTGCAGCAATGACACCACGTCAACTGCAGGATGGCCACTGGGGTGCACAACCAAATGTACAAGATTGCCACCGACAGTAACTTTCAATAACTTGTCGGACAGCATGTTCATGTGGTCATCAGTGAATTCCAACACGGCTTCTAAACTTGGGAACTGACCGAATGGGATGCAGGGATGGTGTGCTGAACGGAAGAGTTTTAAGAAGCAATAACCATCTTGATTGGATTGGCTGGACACTTGACATAGGTGGTTTTGTTTCAACTCACCACACCTGCCACATTTATATGGGCCACGTGGTGATACATGGTCGTTA